GAGGAAATCGAAGATGCCAAGAGCAAGCTCCCAGCCAGCGTGTTCCGCGAGCTCTACTGGGCCGAGCCGGCCGACGATGGCGGAAACCCGTTTGGCTGCGATGCGATTCGAGCGTGCATTGCGCCGCTGTCGGTTTCCCCGGCGTCCGCCTTCGGGCTCGACCTCGCGAAGTCCGGCGATTGGTGCGTGCTTATCGGACTTGATGCGAGTGGAAGCGTTGCGCTGTTCTCTCGCTGGCAGGCCCCTTGGGAGACGACGATATCAAAGGTACTGTCGCTCATTGGATCAACTCCGACGCTTGTTGATTCGACGGGTGCTGGAGATCCGGTCCTCGAGGCGCTCCAGCACCAAGGCCGCGAGCAGGGCGCGCGCGTCGAGGGCTACGTGTTTACCTCGCCGAGCAAGCAAAAGCTCATGGAAGGGCTCGCGGTAGCGATCCAACAGCGTCGCGTGCGCTTTCCCCCGGATGAGCCTCCGATGCGTGTGCTCGTGAGCGAGCTAGAGTCCTTCGAGTACGAGTATCACCGCCTGGGCGTGACCTACTCGGCGCCTCAAGGGCAGCATGACGACTGCGTGTGCGCCCTGGCGTTGGCGGTGCAGCGCTTGGGGTACGCGGTAGAATACGGCGGCGCCGTCGCGGTTCCAGCGCAGACTCACGGCGGCGGGATGCGCGCGAACTACAGCGGGTTTGGCAGGAGATAGGCACATGCTGCAACAGAGACGACTTTCAGACATCGTGGCCGAGGCCGAGCGCCTGGAGCGCGCCGACGAGGAGCGCCGTAGCTCGCGAAGGCTTGTAGCAGAAGTGCAGGCTGGATACGACAACCTGAAAGAGAGCTGGGGACGCCGTGTCATTCGGAAAACCGGGGAGTTGGTTCGGAAAATAACTCCGGCGAAGGGACGTGGGCACCTCATGGAGTGGCTGGGAGGCCCGGCGCTCACCGGTATCCTGAGCGCAGGGGATGAGGCAGGCTTCCGCGTGCTTGGCGGCAGCGCAGGTACGCGCGACCTCTACCCGATGAGCCATATCAGCATGATGCGCGTGTGCCGCTACCTGTACGAGTCCGACGATCTGGCCGGGTTCATCGTGGACATTCCGCTGGATCTGGCCTTGGGCGGCAGCGAGATGAGCTACAAGGTGACGGTGGACGAGCGTGTTGAGCCCGACAAGAAAAAGATGAAGGACGTCGTGCGGAAGATCCGCGACACGATGGACTTGTTCTGGGACGATCCCGTGCATGACTTCCGCGGCCGCGCTATCGAGTACATGACGACGCTGCTCGTGGACGGCTCGCTGTGCCTCCAGGTCGTGGACTGCAACCCGTACAGCGGGCTGCCTCACCTTGACTTTGTGGACTCGATGCAGGTGTACGCCGTGCGCAAGGCGCCGGAGTCTGCGATGTCGCCTGGCGAGGTGGATCTCGTGCGGGCGAACGGCACGGACGCGGAGCCCTACCTCGTGGTGAGGCCCGATGCCGGCACGCGGCTGTACAGCGCCGACTTCAGCAATCCGGCATTGCGCTCGCCGGATGAGGCGGCCACTGATGCCCGCGACCTCAAGGGCCAGGTGATGTACTGGCGCTACTCGCGCATTCCCAATAGCCTGCGCGGGCGATCCTACCTCATGCGGCCGGCGGACTGGATTGACGCGGTAAACCAGTTTGGCTGGACGGCGATCGATCGCGCGCGGCTGCTCAACTCGCTGCTGTGGGACGTGACACTCAAGGGCGCGCCCGCTGCAGAGTGCAAGCGCCGGCTGCAGGAGATCATGCAGAATCCGCCCACCGTGCCGAATACGGTGCAGGTTCACAACGACGCTGAGGTGTGGGAGGCGAAGACTGCGGATTTGAAGGCAAGTGAGACTGAGGTGATGCTGCGCGCGACGCGCGGACGCGTGCTGGGCGGGCGCGGAATCCCCGAGGCCTGGTTTGCCGAGGGCGGACACTCGACGCGCGCGACGCTCAGTGAGCAGTCGCCGGTTGCGATTATGGCGCTGAAGGCCTTGCAGCAGCTCTGTAAGCGCATGTGCTGCGTGCCCCTCAACTACGCGTACGACTGCGTGCAGGCGAAGATGGGGCTGCCCCTGCGCGTGGCTGAGCCGGCCAAGGGCGGCTACACGCAAGTAACGCTGGAGCCCGAGTTGCCACCGCTAGAGGCGCCGGCCAAAGAATCGATCGGCGCGGATCTCAAGGCATTGTCGGACGCGATGGTCGCGATGACGAGTGAGGCGCTGCTTTCTCAGGAGACGGCGCGATCAATCGTGTCCATGGTGGTGTCGCAGAAGACAAGCATTCAAATCGACTCGGACGACGAGCGTGAGCGAATCGACGAGGAAGCGGACCAGCGTGACCAGGACAAGGCAGAGGAACAGGCAGAACTTGCGCAGCGGCTGTACCTACAGAGCATGTCGAAGGCCGGGCCTGCGGCTCCGGGGACTCCGGCAAAGCCGGCTCCGCCACAGGAAGGTGGCAATGGCAAAGCACAAGCCGTACAGCCTCAAGGCCAGGGCGCGGCGGCTCCAGTCTCAAACGCTGGGTAAGGTGACGCTGATCGCGCTCGAGTCGCAGCGCTACTGCATCCATCGCCAGCGCCTCACCGACGATGAGCTGCTCGCGCTGCTGCACAGCGCGGGGCGGGATCTGGCAGAGCAGATGTCGCGCCGGCGCGGGCCGCAGTTGATCGTGCAGCCGAGCGTGCAGCAGGTGGCGCAGGTTGCGGGAGCAAGGCCGTAGTGGCGAGCAAGCCCCGCGCTGTCGCAGCCGCGCTCAAGCGCGCTGCCACTCTGCGCAACGACTCGGCAGAGGCGCAGGTCAAGCTGCTGTTGGACGCGCGCGCCGACATCAAGGCCATGCTCACGCAGGCTTCGGGCTACCGCGTGTTCCACCTGCAGCAGGTTCTGGGCGGCATCGAGCAAACGCTGGCCCAGTATGGTGGCGCGGCGCACTCGATCATCACCAATGCGGTGCGTGATGTGTCGGGCGCGGCCACGGACATGGTACGCGGGGCTGGCGTGCCCGTGCTGTATGGCGTGACACCCAAGCTGGCCCAGGCCGTCATCGATGTCACCACGACGCAGGTGCAAGCCGTGTGGGCAGAGCTGGGGAACGACCTGAAGATCCTGACGCAGCGCACGACGCTTGGCATCACCGATCCGTATCAGGCAATCCAAGGGCTGCTCAAGGCCTTTGATTCGGCGAATACCTGGCGCAGCAGCGAGGCCGACGCTGAGCGCATCATGCGCACAGAGGTGGGGCGCACTTTTTTGATGGCGGGGCAGGACGAGCTCGAGCGCGCCAAGGCGAGCGGCGTGGACGTGGAAAAGTGGTGGCTGCCCGTGGACGACGAGCGCACGCGTGAGGATCATGTTCAGGCCGGCAAAGATTACAGCATCGACAACTCGATTCCGATCGATGAGGCTTACGAGGTGGGCGGCGTCAAGCTCATGTTCCCGTGCGATCCGCAGGCTGAGGGAGACGCGAAGGACGTGGCGGCCCAGTGCGTTAACTGTAGATGCAATAGCGTGCCCAAGGTCGGCACGGGTGAAGGCGAGGAGCAGCAGGAGGCTGAGCGCCGCGAGGTGCTGGCGCTGCTGAGGGAGGCTGCGTAAATGGCGAGGCGTGTACGGCCGACGAACGATGAGCGGGCGGCGAAAGCGGAGGAGCTGCCCTGGACGGTGGAGCGCGCGGCGCAAGACTTCGGGTATGAGCCGGATCAGGTGCTGGCGCACACGCGGCTCGCGGACGGGCGCGCGGTGCTCGTGATGCGAAGCGGGCATCGGTTGATCTGGCCCGACCACATCGCGAAGTCAAAATTGATTCCCGAAAATCAGAAGAGAGGAGAGCGCATTCCAAGCACCGCCGCAGGGTCCGTATGGGATCACCTCAAGGGCAATAGGTAGGTGAGTCAATGCGCAGCATAATACTCGGTCGGAACGCCTCTAAGCATCGAGGGCTCGTGGCCCTGGTGGACGAAGGCGACTACGAGAAGCTGATGCAGCATCGTTGGCGGGCGATGTGGTCTGCGAGT